ATATCAGAAGGGGATTATGGATGCGATCACTGACCCTGGTATTGAACAGGTGACGGTGATGAAGTCAGCCAGGGTCGGCTACTCGAAGATTTTGAACCACGTCGTCGGGTATCACGTCCATCAAGATCCGGCGCCAATCATGCTGGTTCAGCCGACTATTGAGGACGCGCAGGGATATTCAAAAGAGGAGATTGCGCCGATGCTGCGTGACACCCCATGCCTTAGGGGCTTGGTGAGTGAGGCGAAGGCGAAGGATGGCGCGAACACGATCCTGCAAAAACAGTTTCCAGGGGGGACGCTTAGTCTTGTTGGCGCCAACTCGCCGCGTGGCTTCCGGCGTGTGAGCAGGCGGATCGTGCTGTTCGATGAGGTCGACGGCTATCCGCCTTCGGCTGGATCTGAGGGTGACCAGATCAAGTTGGGCATTAGGCGTACTGAGTACTACTGGAACCGAAAAATCGTCTCTGGCTCTACTCCGACAGTCAAAGACTTCAGTCGGATCGAGAAGATGTACAACCAGTCGGACATGAGGCGCTACTACGTCCCATGCCCAGATTGCAATCACATGCAGTATCTGCGGTGGTCAAACATCCGCTGGTTTGACGATGATCCATCAACAGCGTCTTATTGCTGCGAGAAGTGTGGAGTGATGATCCCTCACTCCAAGAAACGGTGGATGGTTGAGCGTGGTGAGTGGCGTGGCACTGGTCCTTTCAATGGCAAGCACGCTGGCTTTCATATCTGGGCGGCGTACAGCTACAGCCCGAATGCAGCGTGGTCAAATCTGGTCGAGGAGTTTTTAGATGCAAAGCACGATGCTGAGCAGCTGAAGACATGGGTCAACACAATTCTTGGCGAGGTTTGGGAGGACGAGTACGCGAGCAAGATCAGTGGCGAGTCGTTGCTGCAGCGTGCTGCTGAAGAGAAATACAAACAAGCATCACCACCGGCCGAAGTTTTGTTGCTTACCTGCGGCTGTGACTGCCAGGACGACAGATTGAGCTTGTCGGTGTGGGGTTGGGCCAGAGATGAAGAGGCTTATTTGGTTGATCGAGTGGTTCTTCATGGATCACCGTCTAGGGCGGAGGTGTGGAAGCAGCTAGATGAGGTTTTGCAGAATCCATATGAAACAGAGGATGGCCGCAAGCTGAACATCGAGGTTTGCTGCATTGACTCTGGTGGTCACCACACTCAAGAGGTTTATGGCTATGCACGAGAGCGTGCGGCGATGGGCGTGATTGCCATTAAAGGTATGGGCCAGAAAGGCAAGCCGCCGTTGGGCAAGGCAAGCAAGGTTGATATCAACTTCAAGGGTCGAGCGATGAAAAATGGCGCTCAATTGTTCCCTGTTGGCGTTGATGGCGTGAAGTCGCTGTTGTTCGGGCGTTTAAAACACAATGATCCAGGCCCTGGATACCTTCACTTCTATCCAACAGTCGGTCCTGACTACTTCCAAGAGCTAACTGCCGAGCGACAGGTCCTTAGGTATCGCAATGGCTTCCCAGAGCGTGTTTGGGTCAAAAAAAGCCAAAGTCCCAACGAGGCATTGGACGAAATGGTCTATGCGTACGCCGCTTTGCACCGTATGTACCAAAAATTCGATCGCCGGAGCATCTGGGATCAGTTTGAACGGCGTAATGAGCCTAATAAGCCGTCTCAGCTAGGATCAAGACAGCAAAAACGGCCTAATCGCCGTAATTTCGTCCAAAACTGGTAGTCCCGTGAACATCCCAAGCGAGATCCGGGCTGGTGACACCGTCAAATGGAGAGATGACTCTTCGACGGATGTTTTCGGCAACGAAATCAAGAGTGACGAGTGGACGCTCAAGTATTACTTGAGGTTCAACAGTGGGAATGAAGCGCATACTGCGACAGGCAGTGTGTATGGAACAGGCTGGGAATTCACGATTTCAGCTAGTGACAGCACAGGGTTTGACTCTGGAACTTGGTATTGGCAGGCAGTAGCGACAAAGGGGTCAGAAACACTGACGCTTGGCTACGGCACTCTGACTGTTGAGGACAACCTTGCTTATACGACTGGTCCTGGTGCTTACGACGGTCGTTCGCAGGTCAAAAAAGACTTAGATGCAATTCAAGTGGCAATCAGGACACTGATTGCAGGTGGAGCAGTACAGGAATACAAGATTGGTAATCGCAACCTAAAGCGTTACGACTTGGCTGATTTGATTCAGCTTGAGGCGCGATACAAGGCAGAAGTGAAGCGTGAGGAGCAGGCGGAGCTGATCGCCAACGGCCTTGGCAATCCGCGCAACATGTTCGTGAGGTTCAACTGATCATGGGTATTCGTTCGAGCGTCATGAACTTCTTGGGCTTTGGCAAAGCGCCTGCCCGTGTATTCCGTCGTGCGTATAGCGGCGCGATGGTCTCTCGTTTGACATCAGATTGGATGTCAACGCAAGCCAGCGCTGATGCTGAGATCAGAGGCAATCTGCGCAGGCTGCGGGATCGTTCCCGCGAGATGGTGCGGAACAATCCCTATGCGCGGCAAGCGAAACGGACAACGCAAATCAATGTGATCGGCACCGGCATCAAGTTGCAATCACAGGTGCTGCAGCTGCGTGGCAGCAAGCGGGACAATCGTATTAACAACGAGATTGAGGCCAAATGGTCCTATTGGACGCGGCCTAACGCTTGCGACTGCTCTGGTCGGTACAGCTTCCACGATTTTGAGTGGCTGGCTGCTGGCGCGATGTGCGAGTCGGGTGAAGCGTTGTTCCGCATTGTGCGGCGTCAGTTCGGTGAGTCAAAGGTGCCTTTGGCACTACAGATGATTGAAAGCGATCTGCTAGACGAGTCATACAACGGTGCTACAGGGAAGAAAGGCAACGAGTGGCGCAACGGCGTTGAGGTTGATGAGTGGGGCCGCCCCGTGCGGTACGCGATCCTGACTCGCCATCCTGGCGACACATTTTTTCAAGGCAATCCTGTTCCTGACAGGAAGCACGTTTTCTTGCCTGCAGATGATGTGATTCATCTGTTTATGCCTGAAAGGCCAGGCCAGAACAGGGGTGTGCCTTGGTTCCACAGCGTGATGGCAGATGCGCATCAGCTGCAGGGTTATGAAGAAGCAGCCGTGATTCGTGCTCGTGCTGGCGCGAGCATCATGGGTTTCATTACCAACAATGAGGGCGAGCTGATTGCAGATGACGTCGAAAACGGCCAGAGAATTAGTGAGTTCGAACCTGGGACGTTTCGTTACTTGAGCCCCGGCGAATCCGTAACAGTCCCTGATATCGACTCGCCAGATCAGCAGTTTGAGATGTTCGTTAAAAACAAAGTTCGGCGCTTTGCGTCTGGCTTTGGCTGCTCGTATGAGACGTTGTCTCGCGACTTCAGCGACACCAACTACAGCAGCTCACGACTGTCACTGCTGGAGGATCGCGAGCACTGGCGTGTTGTTCAGAAGTATCTGATCGACAACATGCACATGCGTGTGTTCCGCGAGTGGCTGAATCTTGCAGTCCTCAGTGGATATTGCGACTTCCCCGATTACGAGCTGCGCCCTGAGCGTTATTTGTCTCCGCGCTGGATGCCGCGTGGCTGGAGCTGGGTTGACCCGCTCAAGGAAGTCAAGGCTTATCGCGAGGCTGAGCAAGCTGGCTACATGACGAAGCAACAGGTCATTGCTTACTCAGGCGGTGATTTTGATGACAACGTTGCCGAGCTTGCCCGTGAGCAGCAAATCGCTGCTGACGCTGGAGTCAAGCTAGACAAGGATCTTGATTTGACTGACGAGACTATGCAGCTCTCGTTGCTTGAATCAGAAGAGCCACAGCCCACCCGCAAGCGGACAAATGGCAAACGTAAACGGAGTTGAGATCGACCTTATGCCCAACGAGGGCATGAGGACTGAGGCTCAGCGTTATCGCGATTGGAAAGCTGATGGTGAGGGCGGCGGCACTGACGTTGCTCGCACTAGAGCTAGTCAGATTTTGAGTGGTAACGAGCTGTCGCCGGACACAGTTGTGACCATGTCAGCTTGGTTTGCTAGGCACGAGGTGGATAAACAAGGCCAAGGATTTAGCCCTGGGGAAGAGGGTTATCCCAGCAATGGAAGAGTCGCTTGGGCGGCTTGGGGCGGTGATGCGGGCAAGTCTTGGTCAGACGCTCGATCAAAGCGGATCAAGAAAGCACGGGAAGGTAGACAACTTATTAGCAATAATGAGGAAGAACTCTTGACTTCTATGGAGCAG